TAAAGGCCTTTATTGAAGGAGGTTGGGTTATACCTCTAATAGGAGCTATCGCTATGATAGCACGTATACTATCGTCTGACGCAAAGCTGACAACCTGGGATCTTGTTAAGAAGATAACGACAGCCGCAATTGCCAGCGGTATTGCTTGGTTTGTTCTTGAACAAACCGACATCAGCAGTTTATACAAAGCAATTACATACGGCATCATCGGTGTTATATCGCCTGAGATCATTAGTGGGATTGTAAAGATTGGTCAGCGTTTCTCTAAAAATCCAACTGCATTCTTACCTCTAAACAAAGAAGATAAATAACTATATGAACGTACATATTCGAGAAGCATTGAGAAGTATTTCTTCTGCGTTAAAATATCTACCGCTGAACGTCACAACTCTGCCTAACACTTACTATTATCCAAACGCAGCAACCGACGCATTAAGAAATAGATCTACTCCTCTTGTTGATATTAATGATGCCGGTGTGCCATTTAAGGGTGTACATATAAATGCTGACTGTACACTTAAGATTATTGGAGTTGATGGAGTTGTAGCAACTTTTACTTTAACCGCAGGATGCTGGCCTTATGGTGGTCTTGGAATATTCAAGACTGGCTCAACGGGCGCATCTAACATTATCCTACTGTATTGATATATGAATTTAGGTCTTAGTTTAAGCATATCAAATCCTAGACCGCCGTCTGCGGCTCCTAGTCAAAATGCTATTACATTCAATGGAACCCCATTAACATATAATGGCCAATCAATAATTTTTACTCCTTAATAACATATGCCAATAGATTTAGGTGATAACCCCATTGGAGCAACTCCAACAATAGCACAAGCAGCACAGATGTGTACTGCTCTTAAAGTAGGAACTGGTAATGATGTAACTTTTAATAAAGAAGCTTTTGCAAATTCAGTCTATCCTATAACAGATGTTAAGGGAGCATCACATATTGTCACTGTCACTGAATTACGAAACATTCTTGTAACATACGGGATGATGTATCAGTCAATTTGGGCTGCGGCTAACACTACTATATAATCATATGGCTAGACCAGCGTCCAGACAAGAACTTGCCGAATATTGCTTACGCAATCTAGGTGCACCCGTTATTGAAATTAACATCGATGAAGATCAAATCGAAGATCGTATCGATGAGGCTATTCAATTTTATCAGGAGTATCACGCAGATGCGGTTGTTCGTACTTTCATTAAACATCAAATCACCGAAGAGACTCTTGAGGATAAAGTAATTGTTTTACCTGACGCTGTCCTTAGTGTAACACGTGTTCTTAACCTTAGTGCAGGTGGGGATGCAGCTGACATGTTTAATGTCAAATATCAGATGTTCCTCAATGACCTTTACGGTTTAAGAAACCCAAGTGCATTGGTTAACTATGAAATCACTAAGCAATATCTTAGCTTAATTGAGTTAACACTTACAGGTGCATCTCAGCAAGTTACATATACACGTCATAAGAATGAATTAACAATTCAAGACGACTGGCATAAGTATCTTAGTGTTGGTGAATACATTATCATTGAATGCTACATGACAGTTGATCCTGAGGATTATACTGAAGTGTATAATGACATGGCTCTGAAGCGCTACACAACTGCATTGTTTAAGCGTCAGTGGGGAGCTAACCTAATCAAGTTTGAAGGACTCCAACTTCCAGGTGGTGTTACTCTAAATGGTCGTCAGTTATATGATGACGCGATCAACGATATTGAAAAGATGGAAGAAGCATGGGATTCTAAATACTCATTACCGGTCGACTTTTTTGTAGGATAATATGGCACGTAACGTATACTTCAGTCACGGAACTCGTTCCGAAAAACACCTCCTCGAGGACATCCTTATTGAGGCAATGAAGATCTACGGGCATGACACATACTACATCCCGCGCAAGATTATTCAGATGGATTCCATCTTGAATGAAGATTTTCTTTCGCAGTTTGATAAAGCTTTTAAGATTGAAATGTACGTCGAAAGTATCGACGGATTTGAAGGAGATGGTAAGTTAGTGTCGAAGTTTGGTCTTGAAATCCGAGATCAAATTACGGTCGTTGTATCAAGACGACGTTGGAACGGTCTTATTGGTAAATTTGGATACACTGAAAATAGTGCGCGCCCTCGAGAAGGAGACCTTATATACTTCCCGATGACAGCTGGTCTATTCGAGATTAAATGGGTTGAAGATAAGCAACCATTCTTCCAGCTAAATAATACTCCCACATTTAAATTGACATGTGAACTTTATGAATACGGTAATCAAAACATTAACACCGGTGTACCAGAAGTTGACATCGTTCAACAGGTTTCTTCGCAGGTTTGGAGAGCATATGTGGAATTTCTTAACAATGAAATTCATACACTTGATGAATTTTGTACAATCACTCTTCCAAGCGGAATTACCGGTAGTGCTAAGTTTCTTAGCGTCGCGCAATATACTAACATGACCGCTGCTAGCTTTGGTTCTTTAGTATTTGACGACGGGCAATACCACAGCATTACAATTGGGACTACATTTACCGGTCAAGAATCTGGGTCCGTCTCAACCGTAACACAGTTGATTGATCTTAGCGACGGCGATGTTATGACATTCCCAAATGACTACGTTGCACAAAATAGTACTTTTGGAATACAGGGTAATAACTTCATTGACTTTAGCGAGGATAATGTGTTTGGAGAACCATTTGACTTTTAATTATGTTAGGCAACACATACTTCTATAATAAGAGCTTAAAAACAATTGTTGCTGTCTTTGGAACGTTGTTTAACAATATAAGCATTGCTAAGTTAATCAATGGGAAGATGCAGGGCATTTCGCGCGTACCGTTGTCATATGCGCCGCGGCAAAAGTTTCTAGCGCGTCTTTCTACATATGATGTAAATAATCCAATCGATGTAGCAGTTCGTTTACCACGTATGTCATTTGAAATCACTAGCATTCAATATGACACAAGCTCAAAACTAAATCGTCTTAACAGCACTTTATATCCAATTAGTGAGACAAACACAATTGAAAAAGCTAGGGTATATCAAAGCACTCCATACATACTTGGTATGCAGCTTAATATCTTAGCACGTCATCAGGACGATGCACTGCAATGCGTTGAGCAAATTTTGCCATACTTTAATCCTGAATACAATATAACTGTAAAAGATCTTGAAGGTCCAGGCTCGCGAACAGATATTCCAATCACGCTGCAAGGAGTAAGTTTTCAAGACGATTATGAAGGAGACTTTGAGTCTTCGCGTCGCACAATCATTTATACACTTGACTTTACAATTCGAGTGAAATTTACAGGTCCGATTGATCAACGTGCTAAGATCATTAAATGGGTTGAAGCTAAGATGCATGCTGATATGAATATTTCAGCAACGTCTAAACCCGATGAAATCATTCGTGTTGAAGCAACAAGTGAGCCAGACGCAGAAGGTAACTTCACAGTTTCCACAACATATGGATTCATTGAAGATCTTCCACCAATATCTGATACTCTATCAGGATTAGAATGGAGAGTTGAAAGAAATGTTGGAGGAGACATAAGTGTTGATAGCTTAAATGGACCTACATTAGAATTTGTCTCCGACATGGGAACTGATACAAGTGAATACACCGTAAGTACTCGCTTCTTTAATAACTCCGAAAATCAAGATCCAAATGGAGTATATGCACCTTCAGGGGAAGTTACTTTATACCTAAATTGGTTGTCAAATCCACAACATGGAACAAGTACACCTGGTTACCTATCAAGTGATTATGGCGACTACATTAAGGTTTATGCAAATGGAGAACTTATCTTATCTAGTGAAAATGGAGTTAGCACGAAATCCCCACAATCTCAAAGCGTAACAATTCCAGCAAATCAAGAAGTCATCCTTACATATCGTGTACTTAAAACCAAAGGATCTTCTCTAAACGCAACTGCGCAAATTTCATATTATGAGTAATAAGAAATCAAAAGATGAAATACTTGCATCTTTAACAGCAAACTTACCCGCGACGGTATCAGAGAACAACGAAACGGTCGCCCTAGTTGGTCCATCCAATGATGTTATAATTAAGGATACAGAAGACGATTATGAATTCGCACGCGCTCATATCAAGAAGCTGATACTCGCAAGTGATGATGCTATTGATCGTCTACATGAACTTGCTACTGACGCAGAACATCCACGCGCATTTGAAGTATTGACGGCAATGATCAAGAATACTGCTGATATGAATGCATCGTTACTTGACCTTGTAAAGAATCGAAAGAAAATTGTTCAAGAGCCAGTTGGCGGCGGTTCTCCATCATCTCCTAGTAACGTGACCACCAATAATTCTATCTTTGTTGGCACAACCGCAGATCTTCAGAAGTTCCTTAAGTCTCGAGAAGAGCCTATTGATATTTGATGCTCCCTTCGGGAACCTTCGGTCAGCCTTTTATGTAAACTAGATGGAATCCTTATTTGGAACAGATCAATTGTAACAACTTTTTGAAAGCTTGTAAATAAAAAAATGCATTATGACCTTAGAAACTTCATATAATGGCAACCCATACGTCAAACGTGATGGCGTCGTTCAAAACTATACTGCACATGAACTGGATGAGTACATCAAGTGCCGCGATGACGTTGCTTACTTTTGTGAACACTACGTAAAGGTAATTAGTCTTGACAAAGGTCTTGTTCCATTTAAGTTACGTGGATATCAGACGAAGATGGTGCAGCACTTCAATGATAACAAATTCAACATCGTTCTTGCATGTCGCCAAAGCGGCAAGAGTATTACAAGCGTTGCATGGTTGTTACACTACGTCATATTCAATTCTGAAAAGAAGATTGGTATGCTTGCTAACAAAGGAGCAACTGCTCGTGAAATGTTAGCACGTCTAACGCTGATGCTCGAAAACCTTCCGTTCTTTCTTCAGCCTGGTTGTAAGGTTCTTAACAAAGGTAGCATCAAGTTCTCAAATAACTCCGAAGTTATTGCGGCTGCAACAAGTGGTAGTTCTATTCGTGGTCTTTCGCTTAACGTTGTTTTCCTTGACGAGTTTGCGTTCGTTCACAAGGCAAATGAATTCTATACAAGTACATATCCTGTTATTACATCAGGTGAGGATACTAAAGTAATCATTACATCTACTCCAAATGGTGTAGGCAATATGTTCTATAAACTTTGGCAAGGTTCAATTCAAAACGCAAATTCATTCAAACCGTTTACGATTAAATGGTGGGAAGTACCAGGCCGCGATGAAGCTTGGAAGCAACAGACTATCGAGAATACAAGCGAGCTGCAGTTCCGCCAAGAATTTGAAGTTGACTTCATTGGTAGTAGCTTAACGCTGATCGCGTCTGATACACTACTTGCATTGCAAGCTCGTTCTCCAATTAAAGAATGGCAGGATACGCGTTACTATGTAGAACCAAAGGCAGGTCATAACTATATTATGACAGTTGACGTTAGTAAAGGTCGCGGTCAAGACTATAGTACTTTTACGGTCTTTGACGTAACATCAACTACATTCTCAACTGTATGCATCTATCGTAGCAACATGATATCTCCACTGATGTTTCCTGAGTACATCACACGTGCTGCCAAGGTTTACAATGATGCATTGGTTGTTATTGAAAATAATGATGCAGGCCAGGTTGTATGTAACAGCGTATATTATGATTATGAATATGATAATACTTTTGTATCAAGCGCTGTTAAGAATAACGGGATTGGTGTTACAATGACTAAGCGTGTTAAGCGTATTGGATGCAGTAACC